TGGCTTCTTGTCTGCCCAGTCTGAACGCCGTCGCCGTCTGCATCTGGCTTTTTCTTTTCAGCTAGTGCTTTCATTAGCTCTGCTTTGATTGTTTCAACAGCCATTGCGTTATCACCGTCTTGTGCTTTTTTATACGCTTTCTTTTCTCTGTTGATACCGCCTGCTAGATCTTTAGTCATGTAGTGTTGATCTTTATAATCAATGTCTGGCTCGTTATCATATGCTTCGTCTTGCTCATCGCAGCAGCAAGGTGTTTCGCCGCAATCTTCACAAGGTGCTTCTTCCATTTCAAGATCTTCGTGCTCATGATCTGGCTCGCCTACAATATCACGTAGTCTTTCCATATCCATACGCATCGGCATCATATCTGGCTGTACTGGTTTTGCATCCATGCCTGCATTTTTCATCATGTTAATTAAATCTTCAACATGTTCTTTACCGCTTGCGTTTAAAGAAACATTCATTGTAACTGGATTGCCTTCGTCTTTCATTGGCATTGGCGCAGGCATAGCTCCCATCGGACCTTCCATTGCATCTAATGATTCTAGTAATTTTTTAATATCTGACATTTTAGCCTCCTACGACCGATTTTGTATTTTCTTTCATATCAATATCAGCCGACTCTCCTTGTGGAGCAGCTTCTGCTGGATCATGTCCTCTTTCCTTACGGGCCGCCTCTAGTTCCTTTAGCAGGTCCATTACTCTGTTTCCTGCTACACCGTCTTGGCCGCTTTCGCCACCTAGCTCTTCAGTTGTAAGCATAGGCTCATAAGGTGAGTCATCCTTTTCATCTTGATATTCTTCTCTCGGATCGTTTGCATTGCGTACAATTACGTGTGACTGATCAATACCACAGCACTGTCCTACGTATTCTTGTAATACTTGGCTAGTTGTCGGGTATTCAACTTCAACTTCGTAATATGTTACTTCTGTGTTTTGTAATTGTGGAAAATCTAAAGGACGTTCTTGGATAGGTGTTTTCTTGCCTGCACTCATTTTTGCAACTGAAAACTTTTTCATTGCTGTTTCTAATTGATCAGCAAAGCCTTCTGGCAATACGCCTGCTACGCCTATTTTAAATTCATAGGTTTTTTTAGATTCGTTAAGTATTTCTACAAATGTACTCATTTCAATGATCCTGTTATATAACTTATTTATCTTTATCTAGCCCTTTGAGGCGTTCTAGTAGACTGTTTCTATCAGTAACAACATACCCTTCACCGTTTACTATATCGCCTGTATCCGCAGAACTATCTCTATCCATTTTTTCTTTTTTAAGTTGTAGTTCAATCATTTTTAATTTTTTATCTAGTTTTGCAGTTTTAGCATCAAGTGATGTTTTTAGCATGCCTCCAGCAACTTCAAAAACACGCCCACTATAACGACTTTCAACATTCATACCAAGATCCATTAAGTCTTCGTATGCTTGCATTGCTTTATCTGCAACTTCATTTAATTCTTTGTCAGCTGCTTCTCCCAATCCTTTAACGCTAGGTAGTGCTGCTGCAATTTTATCAAATTCTGCTATGTCTCTAAAAGTTTTTTCTTGTTCTTGAACTTCATATTGCTTTTGATCAGCTTCTTGCGCTTCAGCAGTTTCTATTATTTCTTTTGCGTCTGGCAAGTTTAATAAATCTTCTAGTTTTTTTGTCATAGGACTTTCCATTATATGCTATTATTATTTAGCACATGTTGCATGAACTTTTGATATCTTAAATTAAATTCGTAAGTTTTGTGTACATTTTGTTGCACTGTTGATAAACGATCTTTCCATGACGCAATTTTATCTGCTGATAAAATTAGACTATTTTTTACAACCTCTTTTGACAGTACATTTGTACCTGCTAATACATATATCCATAAATCGTAGCCTGCAAAGCCAAACTTGTAATCAAAGTCTTTAGCAGTAGGCATTCTATATTTGCATAAGTCTTTTATTTGTTTAATTGCATCTGTATCTATTTCTCCACTTGAAACGTAACGCCAAAATTCAGAATCAGTTCTATTACCTTGATAGTGTAAATTTAAAAAATCTTTAAAGTTATCGTACATTAGTCCAACATCATAATTATATTGATATACATTAGATTCGTTATGATTGTATGAAGGTGTTTCTGTAATACTGTCAAAAACAAACTTTATTAGTTGTACTATTGTTGAGTGTATACTTGTTGCTTCTAGCGGTTCTGCAAATGCTGCTGATAACCCTATTGCTAGGCAATTTTTATTCCAAAATTTGTCAAGTCTACCTGTATCAAATTTTAATATTCTTATAGGATCAATGCTGTGTCCTAGTACAGTTTCTATTTCTTCTTGTGCTTTATCTGGTGTTGTAAATCTATCATCAAAAACATATCCGCAACCTATACGTTCTGTTGTTGGTATTTGCCACATCCAGCCAGCTGTTTGTGCCCAAGCAGTTGTCCAAGGTTCAAACTTTTCTTTGCTAGGAATTAAAAAAGGCATAGCACTGTTTACTGGTAAATTGTAACTGTAACTTTGCCATTTGGAATCTGTAAGCACTCTTGCAAATCCTGTTGCATCTATGAAAAAATCACCTTCTATATTTGTATTGTTGTCTAAATCTAAACTAGTAATAAAACCTTGCTCGTTTCTGTTTACAGATTTTACTACGGCATCAATTGTTGTTGCATTAGATCTTTTTGCAAAAAATTGGCCAACTTTGTGTGCGTCAAAATGAAAACTAAAGCTACTATCTATAAATGTTTTACCGTTATAAGGACTATAATCATTATCATACATTATGCCTAAATTAGCACTAGTATGCGTATTACCTTCTAAATATTGTAATGCAAAAAAGTAATCTTTAATACTGGTTGCAGTATCACTACCTCCTAACGGTCCAAAATAATCAGTTCCTGGGCCTGTCCAATCTTTATGCTTTATCCCGTACTTTAGTGTACTACCAGTTTCACGCATAAAATCTAATATGCTAAAATCAACCTCAAATAAATTACCATCAAGAATAGATGTAAGTAAGCCTGTACTGCCTTCGCCTGCTCCTACTATACCTATTTTACTAGATTCGATTACTGTAATTTTATGACTTGGTTGGACTTTGTTTAACATAAATGCTGCAAGCCAGCCTGCTGTGCCGCCGCCCACTATTACTATGTGCATGAAATCTCCGATAAACTGCGTATATTATTTATCTGCGTCTACCGTTGTGAAAAATATCTTCTTCTGTAACAATTCTAAACAGCATTTTATTTTGCTTTGCATAAGCTCTAGCTGCTTCCCATTTTGCTTGATTTACAATCCAATGAGCTTGATTATGCTTAGATCTGCCTAGTTTGTCTTTACGTGCTTGATTACTAGGCTTAACTTCTATTAGCTCTATACGTTGCTTGCCTTTTCTGTCATTATAAACAATAAAAAAGTCAGGAACATAAATTGTGTGCTTTCCACTTAGCGGATTTCTATAAGGTATTCGTATTGCTTCACTTGCCCATTTTGCAACTGCTGGATGCTCATCGCAAAATTTCATAAAGGTAAATTCCCAACCAGATCTATATGTAGGAGTTCTATTACCTATGTATTTCTCAGGGTTTTTTAGATTGAATTTTCCTTGTGCAAAACGTGACATTATACAACGATATTTCTCTGTTCTAATTTAGTTACAGGGTTATCTACACGAAATCCTAGTGTACTAGTTTTACCTCTATTAATATTTAGAATTTGCGCAACAACATTACTAAGCTGAACTTCAGTAAGACCTTTTAATGTGTCAATAATTTTAAAAACAGGAACATCTTCTAATTGTGCTTGTTGTAAAAGAACTACTGCTGTATTTGTTGCAGATATTTCATCAAATCCTCTTGATAGGAAATAACTAATCGCTGCATCTACTTCTTCTGCACTGTAATATATGTCTTTTTGATAGTATTGGTCAAAAAACTTTTTAGTTTTATTTGCACTGTCTACTACACTTTGTCCTGGGTAATCTGATACTGCCATATTATAATCCTTTTATAACGTTACTGCCTATTTGTTGTAATTTTTTATTACCTGCATCTACTGCATCTATTAAATTATTAGTTATTGCTGTTTTTTGTGTGCTAGGTAAACTATTGAACGCATTTAACGTTGTAACTGCAAATCCTGCAACTTGTCCTGTTAAAACTGCTTGATTTGTAAATGACCTTTTTGCGCTTTCATTACTTCTTAAAATACGTGTAACTTCTGATGCAGGAAGGATTTTATTACTACTAGTTGATAATGTAGAAGCATTAGATGCTGCGGCAGGCTTTGGAAATAATATATTAGGGAATCCACCTGGATTTTTTAGCAAGTCACCTATTATTGATCCAGATCCTGGAATAATATCGTTAGCAAATTTAACCAAAGGTCCTGTATCACCGGGTATTTCAGTTGGCTCTTGCAGTCTAATATTCTGTGCAACTGAATATATAGGTCCGTTTTTAAGATAACTATCTGTTAAGTCGTACCCTGTATCTGTGTCAGCAAATCCTGGTGGATCTCCGCTTTCGGTTACTGCTCCTCTACTATATAGGACACTTTCGTATAGAACTGTAATAGCATTTTGTGTAGTTCCTGCGCCGTCTGATGCATCTACGCTATCGTGTTGCCATTTTTCTACTAAAGGATTAACAAGTGTGTAACCGATCCACTCATGTCTTGCTAATTGAAATATCTTAATACTCTTAAAAAAAGGAGTTGCAGGTCCGCCATCTAGTCCATATCTAGGTACACTTTCTCTGTATTTGTCTCTTGGACCAAAATCCTTAGGCGTGCCTGCTGAGCCAAATTTACTACCATCTTTAAAATAATATCTGTAGTATTCTTCAAGTAGTTTAGATGTAATACCTACATTGTCATCATGGAAAGCAATATTAATAGGATCATAATCAATCCTAGTTTGCATGTGTTTAGTTCTATTGTATTGTTTCTTTGTTTCTATTGTTGAGCTATAGCTAGGTAAATCTGCTGTTTTAACAAGAACATTGATAACTTTATTATACTGTGCTGTTGTACTTGCAAATTGTCTTGCTTCGTCAGTAAGTTCGAAACTTACATGATAAAGGAATTTAACTTTTGGAGCCCAGTCGAATCCGCCCTTTGTATAAAGGTTGTGAGCATGACGTGCATCTCTAAGGTTTTGTCTATCTACTACTTGTTGTGCCATACTAATATTTATCTATATTTAAAAGTGCGTATAATAAGTAAAAAGGAGGCTACAAACGTAACCTCCTTTAATAACAGGATAGATGCTTTAATTAGAATTAGCTCTGGCCAGTAACTAGAACCTGAGGTCCGTCTGTACCGCCTGATGCTCTTCCTACTGAGTCGCCAACACCGCCGCCAATTGCGCCGCCTGGCTCTGTTTGTATAGCATTATCGTAACGTATAGTCAGTGAAATTGTAACTGGATCGTTAGTTGCATATGCTAGTGAATTATAGTTTGCTGCTTCAACATAGCAACCAACTAGTTCATATCTATCTAGAACGTTTGCTTCTAAGTTTCCGTTACCACCGTCTAAGATTTCAATTTTTGTTTTAAATTTGTATGTGCCGCCTGCTGCTGCTGATGCTTGCTCGAAGAAATCGAACTGCTTCTGTAACTGCTGTCCAACTACACGTTGAATGTTATTATTAACATCTTCACGCAATGTTAGTGTAATTGGATCCCAAGTGTGTTTACCAGCTAGGTAACTTCTTGAGTTATAAGCGTCAATTGTAATTTGTTCAAATGTCAAGTTAGGTCTTGTAACATCTACAACCTGACGTGTCATTTCTCTAAGGTCAGCACCTGCTCCAAATCCTTCTAGGATTACACGGAAGCGATACTGTAGTTTTGGCATCAACAAGCTCTGGTTACTGCCAGCGCCTTCTGTTGGGACCGAAATATTGTTTAATGATGTGATTGGCATTCTATCCTCTCCTGTTCACAAGTATTTATCTAATAACTGGTGCTATTTTTCAAGCACCAGTTATGTGCGTAGTTTTTAGCCAAGTGCAGCTATTTCACCTGTATTTTTCAAACGCAACGGAATGTAAATAAATTCAATTGCCTTGACTGGTTCAATCGCAATATCTAAGTATAGCTCGTTACGATCAATTCTTGCAGGTGTGTTGTTTGTTTCATCACATACTGCAATAAAGTCGTATATTGCTCTTAGACTTACTAACTCTAGCAAGAATGCATCTGCTGCTGCTTTAACTTGATCTCTTGTGATCTTATCGTTTGGTTCAAACAAGTAAGGTCTTGCAAGTAACTCAAGTTGTCCACGCATGTAAACAGTTAAACGTGCAACGTTAATTCTGTCTAGCGCACTTGCATTTCTAGCACGAGTTTTCTGACCAAATACAACTAGTCCGCTACCACTAATAAATGTGATTGGGTTAATTGCGTTTGAATACAGTGTATCACGCTGTCCTGTGTTTAGTGCGACACTCTTGAACTCGCCTTCGCTTGTTACATAACCTGTAGCACTTGCGTTTGTAACGCCACCGCGTCTTGTACCTGCTGGTGCAAACCATGGATAAGCAACTTGGTCGTTTAGTACAAGTGTACGTAGCGCCATGTGACTTGGTGGAACAACAATGTTGTTACCTTCGTTATCACTTGTAAATCCAGCTGGGTAGTAAATGCCTAAATACTCATCTCTTGAAACAAGTCCTCTGTCATTGTCTTCTACTGCTAGGTTAACGTTAGTTGCCCACTCGTTAAGCGAAGTTGCATCAGGTGTTAAGCGGAACGGTGTATCACCAACAACAAATGCTGTTAAGCGTCTGTCGTAGTTTAGTGAAATCATTTCACCGATTAGCTCAGGATAACCTGGGCAAGCAATAATATTAAACTGACGTGATTCTTCGTCACGTATGTCTTGGTTGCTGTTTACTTCAGCTTGTAGTGATTGTGTTACACTCTTACGCTGTGCATGACGTCCAAATGTGCCTGAACCGTCTGGCTGGTTGCCTGAGTCAGTTACCCAACGGTGTGGATAGTAACTTTGCATTGATTCGTCTGCATTACGATCGTTAGTACCACTTACGTCAATGTAGTTACGCTCAAAACGTTTTACGTTAAAGCCAGAACGTCTTAGGTTCCAAAGCAACATACCTTTTGGATATAGTGCTGGATCTGGAGCATCTGGATCTAGATAATCATTTGAAAGCATATCTACAATATCAGCTGCATCTTCATCTGAGCCTGCTATAGACCAACGTGCATCTGCAAATAGTACACCGTTTTCTGATGTTTGATCAGTTTTATCAACTAGTGCCCATTCGCCGTTTGCGCCCCAACGATAAATTGTTGGGAAGTTTTCAATATCAGCTGTGTCAATCCAAAGATCACCTGTTGCTAACGCATTACCGTTGCTTTGTGTTGTTGGTTCTGAAGCTGCTACGATAGGACCTGCTGGATCTGTAAGACCTGTGCCGTCACCAAAATCATAGTTTAGGTATCCTGACCAAGAACTACCGTCGTGGATCATAATATCAATTTCGTCAACAACCGAACTATACCATAGTTCACCTTGTGGTGCTAGTGCAGTCGGAGCATCATCGTCTGCTGTGTAAGTTAATACTCTCCAGTTGCTTCCTAAGTACTGCGCTGGTGTAGTTGTATTATCTGTGCCAAATGCATACATTAGGTTCAATGTAGTTGTTGCTGCATTGTCTGGATCATAAGGAGCAAAACCTGCTATTGCAAGGTGTCCTGATGTATCTGTTAGATGAATATCACCGCCACCTGTGTGTTCGATAATAACTCTGTTTTGTCCGTCTACACTTGCAACAACACTTGTTAATCCTGCGCTGTTGATTGCACCTGCAAAATCATCAGCATCTGCTGTAGTTCCGCTACCGTTAAATGTTACAGTTTTTGTTGATCCAAATGCATTCGAACCTACTACTGTTTCTTTGATATCAAAACTTACGCTTGCTGCTGCTAGTTGCGCTGCAATTTTAGCACTTTGGATTTTGGTTGTGCCTGTTGTGCTTCTGCGGAAGATTTTATATGTAGCTTCTACAGGAACTGTGTCACTTACGTTTGCATTTACATACAAATCACCAATTGCAAGATTCTTACCGCCACCAGTTCTATCTAACTGGTATAGTGCTTCTTCTTGCTTATCGTATAGTGGTGCTGGTTGAGTTTCCCAAAGTTTTGTATCTTCGTTCCACTGTTTTACTGTAAATGTTGCACCACCGTTTGGAGGTGTTGTTTGCATCCAAACTGAACCAGTTGGTCTTGGTTCTGCATCAGATGTTTTATATGTTGGTACGCTTGTGTGCGGAGCAACTGTTACTAGCGGAGCATAATATGTTCCAGCTGTAAGACCGACTGCTGTAAGCAATGATGCGTCAGATGCAGGAGCTGCATCAATCTCTACACTATCAGCTGTTGTGTAAATTTCCAAAGCACCGTCAACTGCTGCTGCTGTTACACCTGCGGTTGCCAAGTTTACATTAGCGTTAATGTCAGCTGCTAGTTGGGTTACAGTTACGCCTGTAGCAGTGACCACTTCACCGTCAATACTCAATTGGTCACTTGCTGTAACAGTTGGAGAGTTTACTGTGCCTCTTAAAGCCGCCCAAGCACTTCTCCAAGCGTCTGTACCTACTTCTACCCATGCACCTGCTGTGTTCTTATACCACAATCTGTTCATTGTTGTTACAGCAACTAGTGCATAATCACCAATAGCACCTACAGATGTTTTTGGTGTATAGTCGCCGCCAGCATAGTCAACTACTTGACTTGTTGCAACAATAATGATCGGTTCTTGTGATGTAAAGCTCTGGCCTCCAGTTGTTGTGATTGAAGCGCCGTTCCACTCTTTAACACCTACATTTGTGTTAAGTGTATCAAACCAGTATGTACCGTCTGCTGGCTCACCACCTGGAGGTGTTGCGCTTGCTTCAAGTTTTGTTAGGTCGATATCTGCTCTGCAGACGTATACTCTGTTAGTTACGCCGAGTAATGAATATGCAGTTTGTAAGCCATATTCGTTAAGCTCTCCTGCATGAATCATGTTGCCGTTATTGTCTGAGTAGAATAACGGATCTCCGAAAGTTTCTACAAGTTCTCTTTGACTTGTAATAAGGTAAGGTCTGCCTTGATTTACTGTTGTCGTACCTTCTGCTACACCGGCTCCACTACCTTTTACTTTATTAGCAGCCGTTGCAACAAATATCATTGGTACGGTACCAGCAGCCGCCGGAGTGTAAAAACTCTCGTCGATTACATTGACCTCTACACCTGGTGATACTAATGCCATTTTATTTCTCCTATAGGACGGTTTGTGTATTACATGTATTTATTACTTTACAAGAAAAATATAGTACAAAACCCCCTTAAAAAGGGACCGAAAAGGTGAGGTAAATACAGTATGAGACCTTTGTGCGTGTGTGGCAAAAGACCTGCTGCAATAAATTATTATAAAGATGATAAAACTTACTATAGAAAGTTTTGCGAAAGGTGTTTACGCAACGGAGTAAATCACGGTATACCTAAATGGGAACAAAAAGGTTATAAGAAAAAAGATACTTGTGAAAAATGTAATTATACGAGTAAACACCAAGAACAGTTTAACGTATACCACATGGACGGAGACTTAAATAATTGCCGTCCTAGCAATCTTAAGACAATTTGCGCAAATTGTCAGCGTATTCTTCAAAAAGAGGGAGTTGCGTGGCGACAGGGAGACTTACGCCCTGATTTTTAAATATTGTTTTGATTAAGATATCTACATTTCTTTTTAATCTAGATAAGTCGCCATTGTTGTCAATTGTATAATTGCACATCCATTGTTCGATGCTCATTGAGCTAGGATCTTCTTTAGGCAAGTGATCAGTGCGATCTACCCAAATAGCGTAATCAAAAATTTCTTCATTTTGCATTGCAAAAAATTCACGCTTATTTCGAAGCCCACAATAAATGTCATGCTTTGCAAACAAGTTTCGTCCTAGTCGTGCTAAGTCGTCCTTACAATAATCATGAATCATATTATACCATTCGGTGCGGTGATTATGTCTATCTGTATAGCACTCTTCTTCGTTAGCATAACCGTACTTGTCTTTTAGATCGTTGTAAATAAAAAGTTCTGAACAAAATTTTGAAGATGATTGAAAAGTATATCCGTATTCATTTAGCATTTCACAGACAGTGTCTTTGCCGTGTCTGCCATGTCCTACGACTAAAAGTTTGGGTAATCTCATTTACAAATCCTTTATAATATAGTTATTATATAAGAATTTTACTCCAATGTCAACCGTTTTTTTATTAAACTTACAACACGTTTTGACAAAACTATTTCATAATGATTTCTGTCAATTTCTAAATATTCTACATCGTTTCTGCAAGTCATGCTTGATTGGGTAACAATACCGTCATTGGCTCCAGTAATCCAAGGAACATCGCCTACAGTTGTTACAACTTGTAACCAAGGACATTTTATTTCTATTTTTCTACTATTTCTTATAAAACTACTGTGTGTTGTAATATCTTGAAATAACTGATAACCAGGATTTAACATAGCACCCCAAGTTGCAATCTCACTACCGTTAAAAGGTGTTGCTAAACTAATAACACCCTGAACTGCGCCAAATTCTTGCTGCAAATATGTTGCGTATACTCCACCTAAACTGTGTGCTATAATATAAAACGGACCATCTTCAAACTCTAATGTTTCTATCATAGAGTCTAAGTTTTCTTTGGCTGTTGTATTTTTTTCGTAGTTTAAATAAATTGGATCTTTAGCACGGATGCTTTTTTGTATGAACGCAAAGCTACGTTCACTTGCTGTTGCACCATGAATGTAAACAACTCTCATGTTACCCAATCAAGAAACTATAGCCTGTTCCGCCTGATACTTGCGTTGAAACTTCAGTTTCTAGCTTTTCCATCTCTTGTTGTGCTTCTGCTTTTAGTGCGTCACCGTTTAGTGTTGATCCACCTTGTGGGCCAGCAATAGTAGCAAACTTTGAACGTGCTTCGCCTAGCATATATTTGCAGCCTGCTAGTGTATAATCTTTTACCCACTGTTTAGCAAGATAGTCGTCTAATATTTGTGCATCTGGTCTGTAGTTGTAACAAAATAACAAAAGTGTTTCTTCTGCTCTAGGACGTTGTAATAGTGTTAATTTTTTTGTTGTTGAATTCCAAGTAAACTCAATAAAACTACCAAACATTCTTCCTACTAGTTCTTGATGTTGTGAGAATAAATCGTATGTAGCTAAGCCACCCATTTTAGAACTAGATAGCAAATATGTGTTTGTATAAGCTAAGTTAAACGGTTCAAATAGACTGCCGCCATCGCCGCCGCCTGTTCTTGATCCAATTGATCTTCTAAATAATTTTCTTACTTCTACCACTTCATTTGGTAGTGTATATTCGTTCTGGTCTACTACTGTAGGCATAAACATATAAGATTCTTCTACACTATTATCAGAACGCTGCCTAAAACGTGTAAGTGCTTTGGTTAAAGCAGTCTCATAATGTATAGGATCCAATTCTACATCAACCATGCCACCGCCTAAAAATGCATGTACATAGTCAAATACTTCTTGTTTTTGGGTTGCGATATCAGCCATATATATTCTCCACATAGTATTTATCGTTACGATAAATATGTATATGCCAAGACTATCATTATATAAACCAGAACGCGGAGCAGATTACACATTTTTAGATAGACAAATCTTAGAAATGTTTACTATTGGTGGAACTGATATCAACGTTCACAAATACATCGGAAGTACTAATCCTGCTGAAGGAGAAGGTACCGCTGTTAATCCTACATATGCAACAGAGTCGGAAACAAACATACAAGACTTACTGTTTTTAGAAAATCGAGATCGTAAGTACGATCCTGATATTTACTCAATGCGCGGAATATACAATGTACAAGATATTGATTTTGATCTTAGCCAATTTGGATTGTTTTTAAGTAACGATACACTTTTCCTTACAATACATATTAATAGTAGTGTTAAGACGCTTGGTAGAAAAATTATGAGCGGGGATGTTATTGAATTGCCGCATCTTAAAGATGAGTATGCTGCTAATGACTATGAAATGTCTCTGAAACGATTTTATGTTGTAGAAGATGTAAACCGCGCAAGCGAAGGTTTTTCGCCTACTTGGTATCCGCATCTTTACAGATTAAAATTAAAGCAAATATACGACGGACAAGAATTTAAAGATATTTTAGATCTTCCAGCCAGTGAAGATAATGATACAACACTGCGTGATATGCTTTCAACTTATGAAAAAGAAATGCAAATTAATAATGCCGTTGTGCAACAAGCAGAAGCTGATGCTCCTCTAAGTGGATATGATATAAGTCACTATTATTCTGTTGCATATAACGACGACGGTACTGTTAATTTAAACACAGCTGACCAAACAGAATTAGATGCAAGCAATATAAGCAACGATGCATCAGAAATTACTAATCGTCCGGAACGCGAAGGGTATACTGGATACTTGTTAGGAACCAAAGATGCACCAAACGGAGCACCTTACGGAATGGGAAATAGTTTTCCCAGAGTTAATCAACAAGGTGATTATTTTTTAAGGACAGATTTCTTGCCAAACAGACTATTTAGATATGACGGTAGAAAGTGGGTTAACCAAGCAACAGATGTTAGAATGACAATGACTAACGATATTGTTAGAAGAACTTACAAAACAGACTTTATTAACAACACAAATACAAATACAATCGATGGCGAAGAGATTCCAGAAAGACAAAGCCTGTCAAAAGCACTTAAACCTAAGGCGGACAACTAATGCTATACTTTTATGACGGACAAATTAGAAGATATATTACACAAATAATACGGCTGTGTAGTAACTTTTCTGTAGATATGGACGGAACAAAAAAACAGGTTCCTGTTATGTACGGAGATTTAACAAGACAAGTTTCAAATATTATTAGAGACAACAGTGAAAATAAACTTCCAAGTGCGCCTCGTATGGCTGTTTATATTACTGCATTAGAAATGGACAGAGATAGATTAGCAGATGCGACATATGTAAGAAAAACAAATATTAGAGAACGTGCTTATGATGAAACAAATGAAGAATATTTAAACTTTCAAGGAAAAAATTATACGGTTGAACGTATAATGCCAACACCTTACTTGTTACGAGTAAATGTAGATATATGGTCAAGCAATACCGATCAAAAATTACAAATACTTGAACAGATATTAGTATTGTTTAATCCTAGTTTAGAAATACAAACTACAGACAATTACATAGACTGGACAAGTTTAACTGTTGTCAATTTAGAAAATTTACAGTTTACTAATAGAAGTATTCCAGTAGGTGTAGATAGTGAAATAGATATTGCAACACTTACACTTACTGCACCAATTTATATTAGTCCGCCTGCAAAAGTAAAACGTATGGGTGCTATTACAAATATTATTACAAGTATGTTTGACGAATCTAGAGGTACTATTGACTTAGGAGAAAGTTTCCCTGAGCTTAGTGCATACGACGATTACCCAACTCCGGGTGCTGTTGTAGGTTCGTTTGGCAGTGCAGCACAAACAGAAGTTAATGATCAAATGGCAAATGCAAACTATCAACGTATGGGTGTGTATGTGTCAGGCAATACTGCACAGATTATACACAGAGGTGCAGTAGGACAATATAGCTGGAGAGGATTGTTTGAAAATCTTCCAGGACCTTATTCAGCAAACGTGTCAAGAATTTTTCTTACAAATAAAAGTAGTGATGTTTTAATTACCGGTACTATAGGTATCAACACACTTGACGAAACGCAACTAATAATAAATTGGGATATAGATAGTTTTCCTGACGATACAGTAATTACAGGTCCAACGGGTGACAGAACTAGTATAGATTATATTATAGATCCGTTAAGATTTAATCCTACATCTGTAAAAACTTCCGGTACTAGACTATTACTATTAGAAGCAATTGGTGATCCAGACAACACTAATGCGGCGCCGGCATGGGCAAATGCTGGAGGTGCTAACTTTGTTGCAGACGCTAACGACATTATTGAATGGGACGGTTCAAATTGGCACATAGTATTTGATAGCAGCGAAACAACAGATGTTGTTTTTACTACTAATCTAAATACCAGTAAACAATATAGATTTACTGACGGTACTTGGTTCGAAAGCGTAGACGGCGAATATCCAGTTGGTACTTGGAGAATAGACCTGTACGGCTAACTACATATATGAGCAACAAAATCATATGTAGTGGCGCACTATTTTATGCACTAGAAACAAAAAGATTCTTGTTATTACATCGTGCAAACGGAAAACGTAATAACATGTGGGGTCTTGTAGGTGGGACAAACGAAGATGCAGAAACACCTTGGCAGGCCCTACAAAGAGAAATTAAAGAAGAAATCGGATCCTTACCTAAAATTAAAAAAACAATACCTCTAGAAACATTTATATCAAATGACGAACAGTTTTTGTTTCACACATATCTGTGTGTAATTGATAAAGAATTTTTACCTATATTAAATGAAGAACATAACGGGTATGCTTGGGTAGAATTAGGTAAATGGCCAAAACCTCTACATCATGGGTTGCGTAATACACTAACTAGTAAGACAAACTTAACAAAGCTAGATACAGTTTTTAAACTTATAGGATATATGTAATGCAAGGTAAAGTAATTCAACATAAATGGGGTAATGAATTAATATGGGCTGATACAGAGTCTTACAAAGGAAAGATTCTTGTGTTTAATGATCCAGGTAGTCAGACACCTATGCAGTTTCACAAAGAAACTAATAAAACTTTTTTTGTAAACACAGGTGCATTTAAACTAAGACATATTGACACAAACGACGGACAAATGTACGATGTTGAACTTACAGAAGGTAGCACCTTTTTTATAAATACATTAAAGCCATATCAGCTTACGTCATTGAATGCTCAAAGTAGTATTTCTGAAGTTAGCAACGGTGTGGAAAACGATGTATATTATATTGTACCCGCGGAAGTTAAGGAATAAAGATGCTACCAAAGCTAAGAAAAGAATCTAAGTTTTTACAAGATGTTAAAACACTAAGAGATGAAATTAAAAAAGTAAAGAACGAATCTCTTAAAGAAGAATGTACAAAACTTGTTAATAAATTAGTTGACCTTGCAGATCTTATTGATGTGGGTCATACTGCTAACCCAAACGGTCATATTAAACCTGGCCTAATGCAAGATTCAAGAACACAAATGTCTATCATAAGACAAACTGTTAGACGTAAACTTGATGATTACAAAAGAGGTTAAATTACACTCAATCTTTTAAGTGTTATAGCACCTACCATTGATGCGTGTGACTGGCATTGATATCTATAGTTGCCAAACAATGTCTCACGTATTCTCCAGTAAAGTACTCCGCTTGATTTTCCTTGGGCACTTGCTCCTGTACTTACAGTACCGTCTGGTGCAACATGTACAAGGCCGGTGTTGTATGCTGTACCCGAACCGTCTTGTATTTCAAACGGATGTCCAGCTACATTAGTTAAATCAAATGCTATTGTTGTTCCAGATAATGCATAAATTGTAGGATTGTCACCCTGGTAATGTGAATCAAATGTATATGCTGTTGCACCAGTATTGTCAACTCTTAACATTGCAATTGCTGGTTCGTATATATCTGCAACAGAAATTCCTGCTGCTGTCGCATCGTCAGTTCCGCTAAAAGTTGAGCTTCCGCCTTCACCGCCAGAACCTGTATAAGCAATTGTTAGTGTATCTCCGCTAACCGAAGTTGAAATATCTGTGCCACCGGCAATTGTTAGATTGTCTGTTGTGCTATCTGCTGTTGTAGAACCTGTATCGCCTGTGATAGTTGCCCAAAGATTCTGTTCAACGCCACCACCGCCGTCGCCGCCGGTGCCTGTGTAATTAATTGTTAAAGTATCATCTGTAATACTTGTGGCAATATCGGTGCCACCTGCTATTGTTAAAACATCAGCTGTTGTATTTGCACTTGTCTGTCCTGTATCTGCATCAATTTGTGTCCAAATGTTTTGTGCTACTAAAGGTGCTGATGCAGTTACAACATTCCATGCTATACCATCCCATTGCCATGTTGTGCCTCCGGATGTATATACATCGTTTATTTCTGGTGCGCTTGGAAAATCAAATTTGGCCATAATCTATCCTTTTTTATATTTATCCTGCGTTTAAACTTGTATTTGTAATCGATGCTGTTGTAGTAACTGGTTGTTTTCCGTATCTACTGTATAACATTCTATTTGGTGATCCCATGATAGATACTGTATAAGCATCATAGTCATTATCTAGTCCTGTGCTATATAATACAGGTTTAGCATCATTTGTAATTGTTTCTAGTAATTTGTCTGTAGTAATATAAGGTTTAACTTGACAATGCAAACACAATACACCTGCAACCTGTGGTGCTGCCATTGAAGTTCCGCCTATATTTGCTAGATTGTACGTGCCGTCGTAATCTCCTGTAGAACTACCAAACACCGTTACATTGCTTGCTGAACTAATAATATCAGTGCCAGGTGCCCAAATATTTACTCCAGGTCCTTTACAACTACTTCCAGCAGTTTTATCTCTTGCAGTACCTGCATCATCTTCAGTGGCGCTGTCTATATTTCCTGTCATAAAAGCACGTAATGAATAAGGACTGCTACCTCTATGATATGCTTCTTGTCCGCCTCCCAAATCAACAGTGTTATCATAATCTGCGCCAGTAGGAATATCAATTTTATGATAGTTATTTCCTGAGGCAATGCACACATGTACTCCTGCATCTATAAGTTCTTCTATATCTACATCTACACTTGCTACTCTTACTGGAATGTTTCTAAATTGTGTGAATCCGTCACTTAGTAAGGGTACTATTCCATATTGTCCCCAAAGTTGGAATCCACTTTCTCCTGCATAATTCCACGGTATACCTCTATATACTCCTCCTGTTGGATTAGTTTGAAAGCGTGTACCCGAATAACCCCAACTCATGTTAACAACAGTTGGACGCTTGTAACCTGTAACAGGATCAACTGGCTTGTTGTTGTGCCATTCTTTAATTGTGTCAAAACAATCACTAACAGGTATTCCTCCGTTAGGATCTGTTGGTCCTTCTAAGCCGTCTACTTTCATTGCGTATATTGCTGCACCTTTTGCAAACCCGTAAGTTTTGCCTGCACTTATTCCTGCGCAATGTGTGCCGTGTCCGTGATAGTCTGTATAGTGATCTGCTGGCATTGTTCCTGGTAGACCGCTTGCTGCGTACCAATCAAGTTCTACAAGCCTGCTAACTCCTTCACTATCGTGTAGCTCTGGATGATCTGCTTGTATGCCAGTATCTTGTATTACAATATCTACACCTGTACCGTCTAGTGCATATTCATAGTTCTGATCTGTAGGGTTAGAACCGGCACCGTAAATATTTGTTTCAGCATTAACTCTGCGTAAGCCCCAATTAGCTCTTCCATTATCAGGATCAGAGGTTTTAGTAAAATCAAATGTTTGAGTTAAGTTTAATCCTATTTTTATATCGTCTCTATGTTGTGGCGGAATTTCAACTTCTAACACTCTTGGGTCATTGCGTAATTCTGCTGCTTCTTCGTCAGTAAGCATCCAATGTGTCATACGCTTTGATCCTGGTCGCGGATTTGCTACAAGCACTGATCTAGCAGGTATTGGACCTGCGCCTGTTTCGGCAGCAAGTTCTGCATCAAAGGCTGCTAAATCAACATCTTTGTTTACAATAACAATATATTCTTTTTCAGTCATAACTTACCTTAAACTATCGGCTCTGTACTCACAATAACCCACGAACCGTTTACATACATTTCAGGACGATTATTTTGAGAGTTATAAATCAAATCGCCGTTCACTGCTGCAATTGCATCTCTTCCAGTGTCGTCAAAACTTGGTAATCTAAAAGGTCCGCTAGTTACAATCACTCCGTCTGGAGCAGTTAATGTAAGACTGCTTGCACTTTCAAGCACAGCAGCACCAACACCGCTGTTAGTAAAACTCGGTGCTGTGACACTATTAAATGTTACATCATCTGTAGTGTTAAGATCTTGGTCGTATGTAGCGCCGCCGCCACCAGTTGCAGCAATAGTAATTGTATTTCCTGCATCATCTGCGGTAAGTGTTACGTTGGAACCTGCTACAAAAGTAAGTTCGTCTGCACTATCACTGGGCGCAAGTGTTGTTGTGTCTACAGTAAATTGTGTAAATGCATTTGTCTGCGGAACACTAGGCTGCACCCAAAATTCGTCTCCTGATTCATCATCTGACCTAATGTAAAGTACACCTGTCGAATTGTTAAACCAAATATTACCTACTACTGGTTCTTCTGGTGCTGTTTCACCTACTGCAATACTTGCTGCTTCTGCTGCACCTCCGCCAGGTTCAACAACAGAAATAGTGTTACCCATATTTAAATGTCTAGAACAATAATAGTATAGTGTAGTTGGAGTATCTGCTGTAACTAATAAAAATACTTTACGTTCTGTTGCCGCAGCAAACTTTGAACCGTTATAAATTTCTTTTGTAACTTCTTTGCCGTCTAGTTGATACTTAACATTTGTTTCGTACACAGTGCCTGCGCCTAGTTCCCCGTTAGGATCGTCTGCACTTAAATTAATCGGATGCTGATTGTTTGCTCCACCTTCTGGATTTGGATAGTACTCGTTAGTTTGATTGCTTTGATCAAACACATAGGTATATCCCATAACCATTTGTAATTCAGGCTTGTAAACACCACTAAGAATATATTTGTTGCCTGTATCAACTCCTTGCGGACCAGCTACTGTAACTGTATACTCTAAACTTGCAACACCGTTTGTGCCAAGTATTGTGGATATGTTAGCATCACTTACAACAGTAAATCCGCCTCGATTGTTTCCGTCATACAGACGAAGTGTGTTTTCATCTCTGTTAAAAAATATTTCACCACTAGCCCCTACGATTCTATTTAAAAAATTCTCATCGCGTGGAATAATTCTGATACTGTTTGTAATAGATTGTGCCATATGATAGTTACTCCTACTATGTATTTATTCAAAAAACATTTGCAGCCACACTTGGTTAGCATAAGTAGATATATGCACAATCACGCTTTTAGTAACTTCTTTTGCTGTCAAGATAACTTTCTTGTCAATCCAGACAAGGTAGTAGACCTTGCTGGTACTTTAGAATTTATTCCTTCAGAAGTACATCCAGGAAAGCGAACTGAAAACTTATTTCAAATTAATGATACTTGTAGAGAGTTTGCTACTTATTTTGCAAAGCGTATAGCAGACGATGTATTTCCAGGTATGTACAACATGCTGATAGACATACGTTTTCATATGAATGATGTGTACGATGATGAAATGTGCAACAAAGGATGGATACACAACGATCCAGCATCTGTAGCCGGTGTTTTATATTTAAACAAAGATACAAGAGATTTTGATACAGGTACTAGTATGTTTGACAAAGTATCTCTAGGAGGATTTAAAAATCCTGATGTAAAATCTAGGAATGATTTCAATTTAAATAAAATTGTATCAGACCAATACAAAAAAGACTTAGAAGACAACCACAGCCATTTTTATGAAACGTTGCGTAGTGGCAACAAATACAACAGATTAATTGCATATGACTCGAGTATTTGGCATAGACCTAACAACTACAAAATGTCCAACGGAGAAAATAGATTGTCTATAATTTTCTTTATTGAAAAATATGAATTCCAAAAACACAATAGTATGCTTAAGGTGCAGCCAACTTGGAGAGATGTATGATTATAAAAAGCGCAATGTTTAATGTGCCAATGTATAAATTTAAGGCACGTAATCATAAACTAATTAAAGAATACTTTCAAGATGAACTTATTGCAAATTTACCACCTAAGCCGAATGTAGATAATCTTAAATTATACAGTGATTATTTTGGTGGCATAAAATCATTAGGTAAAGAAGTTTATGATTTGTATCAAGAAGACTTAAACGCATTCCATATTAAAGCAGGATTTAATACAAAACTTAACTGGGCTAATAAGGTACACGCATGGTATAACATCGGTTACGAAGGACATATGCAAGAAGAGCATGATCATATTGGTGGATTTCCTAGCACAATTTTTAGTGCTATACACTATGTAGTTTTTAATAAAAACGAACATACCCCTACACAATTTTTAAATCCTATTCACTCTTTATTCTGGGGTAATACTCAAAATACATATCTTAGTGATAATTTGCCTAATGACTGGCAGAACAGGCAATATTTACCCGATGTAGAAGAAGGAGATATGATATTCTTTCCGGCATTTATTAGACATAGTGTTCCTATGCAAACTTCTTCAATGTTACGTGCTACTGTTGCCTTAAACATAAACACCCACGAGGCTCCAAACAATGCAATTTAATTTAATTAACAGCCTTGCGGAACAAGAAAACATTTATGAATTTGAATGTTTTCCTAACTGGATGATAGAAGCAGGTGTTGAGCAATTCAAACACTTTGGGTTTGAATACGGGCATCACGGAGACACACTAAGTGACGGTAAACCGTATTTTGGTAAAATGTTATTTTTGTTAGAAAGCAACCACGATATACAAAAGCCACACATGGTAATGAATTTGTGTGATGCAATTAAATATAAGCTGTTACCAGAAATAGATCCAAACGGAAAATTTGAAGGCTGGCAGCGTATTGCTGTTAACGGACAAATGCCTGGACAAAGTCCTGAAAAGCATGTAGACTCTGAAGAAAACGATCTTATTTGGACTGCTGTATACTATGTTACAGATAGTGACGGTGATACTGTGTTTTACCAATCAAAGAAAAATCCGGATAATGAGATATATCGATCCAAATATAAACAAGGAAAAGTTGTTGTATTTCCAGGAAGGTACTTGCATCAAGCACATAGTCCTACAACAGATTGGCGTGTTTCAATAGGAATTAGTTTTATGTTTAATACAAACATTAATAAAAAATTAAAGGTTGATGTAAAATGAGTGTAGAAAAACTAAATTTATTTCCGTCTCATGTTTACAAAATAAAATGCTCTAATCATGAAAAGATTAAAGATCATCTAATGAAATTTGTATATCCAAAATTTAAAGAAAACGGGCCTAACGGTGGTGCCCAAAGTATTTTTACTGATTACATACCTAGCAGTGGAGCAATGGTTAATTGGGAATTTTTGCACAAACTGTACTTGCCTGATATAAAAGAGCTACTTACGGAAATAGGGTTTGACTTTAGCGTTTGGCAGATGAGGCAGCGTAGTTGGTATAACTTTAGTACTGACAATACAGAAGAATGGAAGCATGATCACGTGGGCGGCAGCAGTACTATCAATTGGAGTTATGTACACTATGTACATTTGGAGGAAGAAAACGCAGGAACTATTTTCTTCAATCCAGATTCAAAAAACTTAAGAGCGTTTTGTCCAACTAAAGACCTTGCTTACTTACCAGATATGTATTTGTATGAAAGAGAGCAACCTCAAGTAGAAGAAGGAGATATATTATTGTTTCCTAGCTGGTTAGAACATAGTAGTCCAGCACACCGCGAAAATAGGTTGCGAATTACTGTAGCCTGTAATATAATGTTAAAAACGCCCAACGACACAGACGGCTATTAGGAGATATAATGAGAGTAGATGACGATTTAGCTGGTATAAATATGAACCTCGAAGATAAACAGGTAGGTGTTTATATTTCAAAATTAAATGACTTTGTATTCAAGTCTTTACAAAAAGAAGCATTAGATGGTATCGAAAATGTACAGAAGTCTTCAGGAAAACGCCGACACGATTTACTAGACATGTTTGAAGAGGATTATCCTAAAGACATGTTTTTCCAGATGCCTAATAAGTCAAGACAAGCACTTGAAAATGAAGTTATAAACAAATCGTGGCACTATCTAAATTTGTATCCTGAAATGTTGTCAAAAATGATGGTAAGTGATATTGAAGATTACACAGACGGAGAATTATGGATTGAAAGAAATTGGATTAACTATCAAAGACCTACAGAATTTTTACCTCTGCACTTGCATACAGGATTATTAAGTTATGTAGTATGGACTTATATTCCGTTTAATTTAGATGATAACAAATTAGGTGCTAATGCATTTAGTGCAAGCAAAGACAGAGTAGGTAAATTTGAATTTGTTTATAACAATTCTTTAGGAAATATAAGAACGCTTGATTTGCCTGTGGATAAATCTTGGGAAGGAAGAATTGCTATTTTTCCAGCAGAAATGTATCACCAA